GGTCGGAGAACGCGGCGAGGACCGCGGTGGTGTCCTCGAAGCTCAGGCCGGTCTGGGCGGCGACGAGGCCGCCCTGCTGCATCGCGTAGCCGAGCTCCTTGACGTCGGCCGCGCTCTTGTTCGCCGCGGCGGCGTAGACGTCGGCGATGTGCGTGACGTCCTGGCCCTTCAGCCCAAACGTGTTCATGGCATTCGCACTCAGCGTCGCGGCATCGGCGAGGTCGAGCTGGCCGGCAGCGGCTAGGCTCAGCGCGCCGGACAAGGCGCCGCCCAGCACGTCCTTCACCGAGACGCCCGCCTTGACCAGTTCGCCCTCGGCGTCAGCGGCCTGCGAGGCAGTGAACGAGGTGTCCGCGCCGGCCTTCAGCGCGGCCTGGCGCAGCTTGTCCATGTCGGCGGCTGAAGCGTCCGCCACAGCCTGAACGCCGGATAGCGACTTGTCGAAGCTGCTCGTCGCCTTCTCGGCGAGGACGAACGCGCCGGCCAGCACACCACCGGCGAGCAACATCTTCTTGCCGGTGTTGGTGTAGGCCTCGGACCGCTTGGTCGCCGCCGCCTCCGACGCCTTCGCCGAGGCAGTCTCCTCGACCGCGGTTTCGCGGGCGGCCGCCACCTGGTCGCGGTGGGCGATGACCGCAGCCTTCGCCGCCGCGGCCTGCTCGGCGCTGGCGCTCTTCGCCTCGGCGGCCGCGACGGCCTCCTTCTCGGCCGACGCCACTGCCTGCTGCGCCGCAGCCCGCCGCTCGGCGCCGAGGGCCGTCGTGTCCTTCGCGGCAGCCGCGGCTTCCTTCTGTGCGGCGGACAGCGCCCGGGTGGCTTCCGTGTCAGCGACCGCCGCCGCTTTCGCAGCCTCGGCGGCCTCGCGCTGCGCGTTCGTCAGCAGGCGTGTGGTGCGAGCCGCCTCGACGGACACGGAGGAGACACCGGACTGTGCCTGCGCGGTCACCTTCGCCGCAGCCGCAGCTTCCTTCTGCGCCAGGGCGAGGCCGCTGGTGCTCTTGGACGCCGCCTCGACGCCCGGGATGTATCCGGAGGTGTCCGCGCGCAGCTTCGCTGTGACTGTACGGTCAGCCATGGCCACCCCCCTTCAGCTTGACGCCGATCATCAGGCCCTTGGTGTTCGCGTTCGGGACAGAGAAGCGCTCGGACTCCGTGGCGACAGCAGCGCAGCCGTGGCAGCGCAGCGCGGTCGGGTGGTAGTCGAACTCGTGGTCCGGGCTCATCGACTCGCTACGCGGCTGGCCGCAGCCAGAGCAGATATCGGCCTCGTACTCCAGCAGGGCGATCGCCCATGCCTGGTCGTCGTCCGGCCAGCCCAAGAAGACGGAGCGCGGGACTCCCCAGGCTCGCGCCGCCTCAACCTCGCGCCGAAGCGTCCGGGACTCGCGGAGGCGGCGCGTCAGGAAGGGATGCTGGTGGGCGCTTGGTTCGCGCGCCAGGCGCCGTTGAACAGGCGGGCGCAGCCATCCTCGTTCAGCACATCAAAGAGCTGATCGACCTCGGCACCGGACATCACCGGCTCGATCGCACAGGCGGCGACCAGCGCGGCCGGGAACGTCTCCAGGTTCCACTCCTCATCCTCGCCGGGGCGCTTCGGGTGCGCCGCGATGAGGTCTGAACGCTCCTTGCGCGGAAGCGCCCGGAACCGGAACTCCACCTCGGCCATGCGCATCAGCTCGGCCACCTCGTCGAGCTCGGACTGGATCCGCGCGCGCTCCTCGCCGTCGGCCAGGGACATACCCGGCTTGTCCTTGAGCGCGGCCAGCTCGACGGCGAGGCGGTCGGCCTCGGCCGCGAGCTGGCCGTCCACGCAGAGCCTGACCACGGCCTCGCGGGGCTTGGCCAGCGCCATGACCTCGGCATAGGTATGCCCCTTGGCGGCCTTCGTCACGCGATGACCGCCCGCGTGCTCGGGTCGGAGGTGACCATCATGCTGGAGGTGAACTTCGCGACCTCGTTGGCCGCGGGCGGCGCCAGCTCCGGCTCGCCGGTCGTGACCGGATACACCTCGACGACGTCGCCGGACTGCCACGCCGCGGACGCCTGCTTCGTGCGGCGCACCACCAGAAAGCCGGAGGTCCGGTACGGCAGCAGGTTGTAGGCGGTGTCGGTCGGCGTCTGGCGCTTCATCTCCACCGTGATGGTGAAGCTCCGGCGGCCGACACCCTGAGTGGTGAAGGTGCTCGCGATGTTCGAGGTGTCCACGGCGGCCGTGGCCGCCTTGATCTGGAGGCCGGCCGGCGTGATGAAGGACTCCAGCGCCGTGCCCGCGTTCAGCTCGGTGGTCGTCGGCGCGGAGATGCTCGCGATCGACGGCACGAAGCTGACCCGTGTGTTGCCGTCGTCGAAGAGGTCGGACATCGTAGGGCTCCCTTACCGGCGGATGGCGGCGACGGTCACAGACGTCACGGCCGAGTAGCTGATGTTGATGACGCCCGTGCTGGTGTTGACCAGCGCCGGGTTGAGGGGGAAGAGCTTGGTGGCGCCCGCGGCGACCGAGTTGGCCGGCGCGGTGGTGGTGTTGCCGGCCGGGGTCGTGCCGGGGTCGGCCAGCGTGACGGTGATGGGGCTGCCGCCGCCGTTGGTGACCTGGAGGAACGAGTTCACGTCGGTCGCGGAGGCCAGCGCGACGGTGTCGCCGCCGCCGGCCGCCGCGGTGGTCGTCGGGGCGAGGCCCGCGGCGACGATCGTCTGAAGGGTGAGCAGGGCCATCGGGCCTCTCCTATGCGGGGTTGGACTTGATCGAGTACTGCGCCGTGGCGATCCACAGCGGCGGCTGGACGGTGTCGTCGCGCAGGACCGGCTGGCTGCCGGCCTGCCAGGCCGGCCACACCGCGCGGCCGGTCACGGTAAGCGAGGCGGTCAGCAGCGCAGCGCGGGCGGCGTCGGCGTAGGCCGCGGCCTGCTCCGGGCCGGTCCCGACCGCGGTCAGCTGAATCGGCACCGTCAGGTCGGCGAAGCGGTCGCCGAGCGAGCCGGATGGGTCGCCGGTGCTGCCGTGGATGACGACGCACGTCGTGTCAGCGTCCGGGCGGACGCCGATGTAGGCGTGGATCGGCGTCGGCAGCGCCTGGAGCGCAGCCTCAAGTGCGGCCTGCACCGCGCGGATATGCGGCTCGGCCGAAGCGGGGGCGGTCATCCCAGTAGCGCCTTCTCGGCGACGACCTCGCAGGCCTCGATGAACCGCGGCTCCTCGGCGGCGAGCGCGCGGGCGCCCTCCAGCCGCGGCGGGTTCTTCGAGGTGCCGAACTCGAGGATGTTGCCCAGCGGGCCCTGACGCAGGTTCTTGTCCGGGCCGATCTCGGCCTCGACGCCAGTGGCGTCCGCCTTCAGGTCGTAGGTGATCGACGCCGGATAGTGCGGGGCGTGCGCGTTGCCGCTCGCGTTGGCCCGCCAGTCGTTCTTGACGTTCAGCGCGCCCTTCGACACCACCGGCGGCACCAGCTCGGCGAGCCGGACCGGAGCGGCGCCGAGGTCGGCGGCCAGGGCCTCGAACTCGGCGAAGAACTCGTCGCCGCTCACTGCTCGTACTCGCAGGTGATCCGGAATGCCGTGTCGGTCGTCTCGGCCTCGGCGTTGGTGAGGATCAGGACCCGGCCGACGAGCGCGGCGTTGAGCGAGGCCGTAATGGTGACCGTGTCGCGGCGGCGGACGTCCGGGGCCGTGTCGCCGAGGGGTAGGTCGAGGTAGTAGCGCTGGACATTGATCTCGGCCTCGGCCGCCTGCTCGTCCTGGCCGCGCCAGATCTTGATGCGACAGGGGCCGGAGTAGACGGTCTGCGAGGGGGTGGTGTACTGCTGCGTTACCGGGTCGTAGGTGCGCGTCCCGGGGCGCGTAACCGTGCAGGCGTCGAGCATGAGTTGCGCGTGGCGGGCGCGTCCGCGCGCAATGTGGTCGGCGAGGCTCACGACGGACGCACCGATCCGACTGAGTGGCCGTAGCGCCGCCGCAGCGCCGTCCGGACACCGGCGGGCAGCTGCATCCCAGCCACCGAGTCGGCGAACGTCTCCGTATAGTCGTCCACGGAGATCGACCGGGAGCCTGCCGGGTTGGCGAACACCGACGCACCCAGGCCGAACACCGCCATCCGCGCCAGCTCCAGGTTCTGGTGCCCCGGTGGCCAGCCGTGATCGAAAACTACCGTGATCTGAGAAGGCGGCGGGTAGGTCAGGTACTGGTAGCCGAGCATCTTCACGGGCGGCATGAAGATGGCCGAGAACTGCCAGCCCCAGGCGCGCCAGATCCGGTTGCCCCGGAGTGCGTACTGCGATGGGTCGAGCGTGACCGGCGCCAGGTTGGCGTCCTGCATCGTCACCGACGTCACCGCGGTAACCGGCCTCTGCGGCAGCGGCAGCCACTCCTCCGGCCGGCCGTCCAGAACCACCGTGTCGCCGATGACCTGCGTCAGCATCTGGCCGGTCTCGGCCTGGACGAGGGCGGTCGCCGCAGAGATGAACAGGTCGGCCCGTGCCTGCGGGATCGATACCCCGACCCAGGCCGATAGCTCCTCTGCGGTGACCAGTTCGGCGGCCATCGTCGCCCGCTACGCGCCCGGGTCCGCGGCGGCCTTCGCCGCCTTGCTCGACCGGGAGGACTTCGGCGACGGCCGGTCGTCCTCCTCGATGGTCACGGCACAGTTCGACTCCACGAGGTACACCGCGAGCGGCCCATCCACCACCTGCCCGGCCTTCAGAGTGACGACGTGGGAGTTGTGGTTGACGGTCATGTCCTGGTCGACGTGAACGCGCATCGCAGCCTCCTAGACGTGCTCGATGATCACGGCGCGCTTGTACTTCGCCGCGTCGCCGGTGGTGATGTCCGAGGGCGCCGCGAAGTCGCCGACCCAGCTCCACGAGGCGCTGATGATCTGCTGGAGGCGGTCCTGCGGCGGGCGGATGATCATCGCGACTTCGACGCCGTTGGCCGGGCCGATCATCGAGATGTAGGGGACGTTCTCCACGCCGGTGTCGGCCAGCAGCTCGCTGATCCCCTCGTAGGGGCCGGCCATCAGGGCGTCGGCGCCCATGAAGATCGGGCGGTGCACGGTCAGGTTGGCGCTGGTGCCCCCGTCGGTGGTGGTCGGGGTCTCGTTGTTGCGGACCCAGTCGACGCCGAGGAAGGTGCCGATGGACATCTCGCCGAACACGGCCGAGTCGCCGCGGCCCTGGTACGCCTGCTTGAAGTCGGCGTCCGCGAACAGCTCGCCCTCGGTGACCGGGTCCATGTGGCACACGTAGTTGCCGCCGATGGTCGGGACGTTCGCCGAGCGCAGCCGCTGGACGGCCGAGCGGACCAGGGCGGCGGTCATGACGTCCGAGCCGGTCAGGTTATACCGGGACGCGCGGCTGCCGGCGCGCAGCGTGTACGGCGCGGTCGAGGCCACCACGGTGTCCCCGATGGCCTGCGTCACCGCGGTGCCCAGGGTCAGCGTCTTGGTCGACAGGTTGCAGGCGGTGACGGTGTTCGCGGTGCCGTTGATGGTGATGTTCAGCGGGTTGCCGGCGGAGACCGTGGTCGGGACGCCGTTCACCATCACCGTGTCGAAGCCGGTCGCGTCCTTCACGACGCAGGTGGTGGACGCCGAACCCTGCGCGGTCGTGACCCAGGACAGGCCGCCGCCGTAGGCCGCGTACAGCTTGTTGCGGGCCAGCTGGTTCAGGCTCTGCCCGGCCTGGATGCCGAGCTTCTGCACGTTGCGGACGAACAGGTCGGCCAGCGCGGCACGGGCGGACAGCCGGTTGGTGTCCATGGTGCCGCTGTACTGCTCGACGTTCATCGACCACTGCTCGTAGGTCAGCGTCTGCGGCGACGGGTCCGAGCCGGTGGTCGGGGTGGTCGTGGGGGCCAGCAGGCCGTCACGGGTGAACGTGACCTGCGCGCCGATGCCCTGCGCGACCGGCTCCACGGAGGCGGTCGCCGGGAACAGGAACTGCGGGAGCAGCGCGTCCCGGAACATCCGGTCCAGGATGCCGTTCTGGACGACCGGCTGGAGCGCGGCCGGCAGCACGGCGCGCAGGTCGTGCCGGGCCAGGTCGAAGCGGAACGACCGGGCGGCCGGCGCGGCCCGGAAGTCGAACGCGAGACGCGTCATCTTCATGATCAGTCCTCTTTGATGTCGATGGTGACGAGGTCGGGGTGCTGGCGGGCAATCTCAGCCACGCCGAGCAGTGCCGTCTGGACGATCGCGGAGATGGCCGCACATACACGGCCGTCCTCGCGGTGCTCCTCGTGGCCCGTCACCTGGATGCGCATCAGCCCGTCGGCGAGGCGCGCATGGATCGTGATCACACTTGGGAGCGGATGCCGAGCTTGCGCAGCTCGGACCGCAGCTCGTCCTTGCTGGCGGTGCGGAAGTCCGTCGGCGGCGGCGCTGGACGCCCGGAGCCCTGCGAGGGGTCGGGGCGCGGGCCCGGCTTGACGGCCACCGTTGCCGCGGCCAGCTTCTGCGCGGCGGCGCGGACCGTCTCTTCGTCCCCGGTGGGCAGGAATTCGGCGAGATCGGCGCTCAGCCCGGTCTCGTTGACGATGCGCTGACGCAGCAGCTCCGAGCGTGCGGCTTCAGCCTCGGCGGTCGCCCTTGCGGCGGCGGCCTGGGCCTTCTCCAGCTCGGTCTGGTCGCGCTCCTCGAACTCGCGGACCTTCTCGGCCGCGGTCCTGGCCGCGGCCTCGGCCTCCTTGGCGCGCTTCTTCCACTCCTCCAGCGCCTTCTCGCCGGCCGGGCCCAGCGGCCTGTCCGCCGGATCGCCTGCGGGGTCGCCTGCGGGGTCAGCAGCCAAATCGGCAGCCGGAGCAGGGGCCGACGGCGGGGGCGGCGTCGGGTCGTCGTGCCGGTCCAGCAGGAAGCGCCAGCCCGGCAGGGTACGAGTGCGGGTGTTCATCGGGTGACTCCGTTGCGGGGTCGGCCGGCCGCCTTGCGCGGTCGGAAGTCTCAAAGCAGGTAGCCGTAGCGGCGCAGCAGGCTGATGGTCAGGTCGCGGTCGCCGGCGGCGTCTGCATAGATCTGCCGGACGGTCAGACGCAGACCCTTGGTGGCCCCGGCCAGGCGCTGGCCGGCCAGGCCGCGGCGGCTCATGCCCTCGGAGGTGGCTTCGACGTCGCGGCCGAAGACGCGCGTCTGGTATAGGCCGCGGCGGGCGTTGACGACCCGATTGATGTCAGCGCCCTCACGGATAGCCTGGGCGTCGGCTGCGCCGAAGCGTTTGTCCTGCTGCGCGGGCGACAGGTGATCGAAGAACGCGTGCGGATCGGTCGAGATGTCACCGGCCCGGTTCTCAATGTCCGGGACGCCGGTGCAGTGGCACCGCGGGTGGCGCTGGAAGTTCGCATTCCAGCGGTAGTGCTTGCCCGCCAGGATGATGCAGCGCGAGCACGCCGAGCCGGACACCATGCGGACATAGCCGTGTACCGAGCGGGTCGCGGTCATCGCCACTCCGGCCGCTTCCCGGCCGGCGTCGGCGACCTCGTTCCCGATCAGCATCGCCAGCTCGTTCGCGCCGGATGCCAGCGCCTCGCGCACCGGCAGACCGGCGGCGATCGCCGTCTTCGTGCGAATCACCGGCACGTACAGCAGGCCTGCCAGCGACCGGCCGTCAGCCGCGACCCCGGAGAAGGCACCGGAGTTCACGGTGCCTTCGGCCGCCGGGTCGCCCTGCTGAGCGCTGACCGCCGCGGCCACGTACTGGCTCGCGCCCGCAGTCGCCAAACGCTGCGCCGCGGACAGGGTCCGGACCATCGCAGGGCCCGCGCCGGACGCCCACGACCCAGACAGGTCCCGCTGGTCGAGCGTGGCCCATGCCGCCGCGGTGCGGTCGACTGCCGAGCGAGCGATCAGCGCCTGATGCTGTCGCCACGCACGGGCGACCTGGCGAAGGTCGGTCACGCCGGGACGGGAGCGGGCTCGGGCGCCGCGGTCGGCTGCCGCTGTGCGCCGATCATGGCGGAGAACTCGGCCCCGATCGCGCGGTCGGCCTGGCGCTGCTGCATGTCGAGCATCCGGGCGATCTGCGTCTGGGAGAACTGCATCATCTCCCAAGCCATCTCATCCGGCAGCAGCCCCTCCGCGTGCAGCTTGACTACGGCGTCAGCAGTCTGCGCAAGCGTCGGGGTGGCGGCATCGCGCCAGATGGTCTCCAGCCGCGCGGCGTTCGCCGGTACCGCACCGTCACGGACCTGCATTGCCAGGCGCATCACGCGCTCCCACGACCCGCCGAAGGCGCGCTGTCGCCGCTCGGCCCTTTTGATGAGGCGGGCCTCCGAGGCGCGGATGGCGTCGGCGCTGATCGGCTCACCGCCGATATAGCCGAGGAAGTGCGGCGGCAGGCCGGTCAACCCGGAGACGACCCGGGCGAGGGCGTTGATGGTCTCGTGGAAGTTGCTCAGCTGCGCCTCGGCGAACTGGCCGAAGCGCGTCTCGACGTTCTCTGACATCCACATGCCGCCGATGCGGGCCGTGAATGAGGAGATCTTGCGGCCGTCCGGATCGACGAAGTCTTCCTCGGTCAGGCCGGCGGCCCAGCGGCGCGGAATCGCATGGTACTCGGCACTGACCATCATGTCGGTGGCGATCTTGCATAGTGCATCGGAGACCGGGATTACGTCGGCCAACTCGGAGACGCCGCCGCGGTCCCGGGTACGGGCCCGGTTCACCAGCGGCTCGACCGGCGGCCGGTCCAGGCCGGTCCGATCTGGCGCGATGTCCGGATCCGGGACCCAGGTCCCCTTGCCCTTGACCTTGACGTACCACGTGGTCAGGTTCGGCAGGTAGAGCGTGGCGTGGTCGACCGACTCGGTGTTCGGGACGTCCTCGGTCCAGCGCTTCACCGCCGCGACGACCTCGCGGGTCCGCGGGTCGCGCTCGGCGTACACCTCCAGCGGCGATTCCACCGTGATCAGGGGGTTCGCCTCGTCGCGCTCATTGGCGCCGACAATGACGAAGGACCTGCGCATCGCCAGGGCGTCGACATGCCCCAGCTGGCTTTCCTCATCAAGGTCATTGGCCTGCCAGATGCCCCACAACTCCGAGTCGGCCTCGGCGTCATTGGAGAAGCGGAAGCCCTCGACGTCGAGCCGCTCCTCCAGGGCGTCGACCACCAGGCGCGGCCAGTTGATGACCAGCTGGCGCAGGCGGTCGTTCAGCTCGCGCATCAGCTCCGGCGCCATGTAGGACAGCGGCTGCTTGCCCTCGTAATAGGAGTCCAGTCGCTTCAGCTGCGGCAGATCGGCGTCGTGAGCCTTGGCGAGCCGGTCGAGCCACTGATCCGGAGCCAGATTCAGGGCCACGCGGTCACCTCCCTATCAACGCATCACGACCATGCGGCGCCTGGTCTTATTCGCCTGTCCTGCTGCGACCGCATCGCGGCGCGCTTCCCAGGACAGGCATCCCGCCATCGCGGCGTCGATCTTGTATGGGCTCTGTCTGGCCGGCTTGCCGATGGTCCACATCGGCTTACCGTCGTCGTCGCGGGCGCGGGCCTTGCGCCGTACCGCGTTGCCGATGTGGCGGGCCATCGCGTCGTCGCCGTCGTGCGTCAGCTCGCCGGTGGTCATCGCCAGCTTGTAGGCGGCCAAGGCGTATGCGACCTGGCGGTCCCGATGGGTCCACCACTCCACGACGCGCTCCCGGCCGTACCGTCCAGCCCAGGCGGCGACGTTGGATTCCCAGTACGGCGGGTCGGCGTACAGCCGCCACACCTTGTAGTGCTCGAAGGCATCAGCCACGGCGGCGTCCACCTCGTCGGCGGGCACCTCCCAGCCCTCGCCGAGCGGCCCGGCGGGCTTCTCCCACAGGCCCAGCACGAACTGACGGCCGGTGGCGATGACGGTTCCAACAAGCGCGGTCGCGTCGTCGAAGCGGGAGCCGTCGAAGCCGAGCACGATCGGCGTCTTGTTCGGCACCTGCTCATCCGGCCGGGCCAGCGCCGCCCACCGCTCGCGGTCGAACGCCCGGTCGGCCGCCGCCCGCACCTGATTCAGGTAGAACCGGCGGGCATCGTCCGGGTCGGTGTCCGGGTCGGCGATCTCCTCGATCAGCCGGTCCAGGTCGATCCATGAGGCGTCGCCGTACACGCCGGCCAGCGCCTTGCGCAGCGCCGCGGTGTCGGCAAGGTCCGTCTCCGGCGCCTCGCGGTGGTCGAACAGCACGCCGCGGGTGGCCGCACCGCCGCGGCGGCAGGCCTCGATCGTGGCTTCGGCCACCGACTGCTCGCCGAGGAACGGCGCGTTCGTCGTCTCGACCGAGCAGCCGCCCATCTTAGCCAGGTTCCGGCGCAGCGTCGCGGCCAACTTCACGCCGCCGGTCGACGGGATCCACAGGTGCGTCTCATCCAGTACCGCGAACGTGATGCGCTGGCCCTCGCGGGATCCGGCCTGCGAGGTGACCGGCTCGCACCGGCCGCCGCCCGGCAGGAAGATCCGGGTGATGCCGACGTCGAAGCCGGGCACGCGCTCGGCGATCGAGCCGTCCTGCGCCATCTGGTACAGCGCCGACCAGGTGTTGTCCGTAGAATCCTCGGAGACCGAGGCGATCTGGATCCACGGGGTCGCGCGCGGCTTGCCGACGGGTTCGCCGTCAGCGTCAAAGCCGTCCGGGACGACGGGGCCGACCAATTCGGCCAGGGCGACCGCGGCCAAAAACGGGGACTTGCCCCAGCCCTTTGGCCGGATCAGGACCGCGCGACGGTAGTCCCGCCGCCGGCCGGTGCGTTCGTCGAGGCGGTAGAGCCGGACGATGAAGGAAAGCTGCTCGTCGGTGAGCTTCAGCGGCTCGCCCTGTCGCTCGCCGTCGGGGACGGTGAGGGTGCTTTCGATCCAGTCGGCGACGTCCCAGCCCAGGGAGGGGAACTCGCCGTCGTAGTCAGGCCCCCGCCACACCGTCCACCACCCGGAGGCGGCGCCTGGCGGCAGTGGAGGAGTCCTGGCGGTCGGCACGGGCTTCGGCCACCTCGTCGGAGGCGACTTCCCAGCGCAGGCGGAGCATGGCCAGCGGGGACAGGCCGAGGCGGTCCTCGAGCTGGCGGACTTCCATCGCGGCCTTCGGCTCGCCGACCTCCGCTTCGGCCAGCAGCACGACGTAGCGGGCCACCATGCGGATCGCGCCGACGCCGAGACGTTCCCAGGCGGCGGCTTGCGGGGTTGCCCACAGGTCGCGCCACGTCTTCTCGTCGAAGGCGGCTGTGGCGGCAAGCGGCCACTCCGGCGGCCCGCCTTGCCGGCCCTCGGAGGGCAGTTGGGTCATGGCGACGGTGGCGTTACGCCTTCGCCGCTGGTTGTCGGGCTTCGGGGGTGGTCCAGGCATGTCGTTCTCCCTCGTCAGGCCGTTGCGGCCGTCGAGATGATCACAGCATTGCGCCATGATCGAGGATGTGGGAACCCGTACAGACAGCGAGGCACC